TTATTCATTGGTCACTCCTTGAGTTTCAAACTCATTCTTTACAACTTCGTCAACCAAGTCTGAAATTTCATTTTTAGAAATTATTACTAACTTTTTATCAATATAGTTGTACAATTTCTTTACCCTTGCTTTAATTTCATCTAAAGTTCCACCTTCTTTGATTTGAAGGATTACTTTTTCTTTCATCTTATCATTAAATGCTTTAGTTTTGTCTACATATTTGAATATGAGTTTTGTATCTACTTCTGGTTCTCCTTCTTTTTTAAGTATATTAAATACGACTTGTGCAGCTCCCTTATATGTCTCTGTGAATATAGGTAGTAAGATCTTAACAAATTTATCATTCTTAATATCAAATCCCTCTATTCCATTATCATCAAGACGCTTTAAAAGGTCTAACCTCTGACTAAAAAAGAACTTTTTAATACGCCCAGTTAGTAGTTTTTCGTAGTTTTTCTTGTTTCTATCCAATATTTCGTCTATTTTCGCCTGTCTTTGATCACTTTCTTGTTTTTTCTTATCAGGCTCAATTGAGGTGTTTATTTGGACAGTTTCCCTTGGTTCGGCGACTTGAGTAGGTTGAAATGTATCATCTGTAAGATTAAGCATGTTCAATGGGACAAATTTATCATCGCCATGTTCCATATCCTGATCAAATCCCAATGCAAAACGATCATTCAATTCATTTCTAGCAAATCCCATCATCCAAAGTTTGGATGCTACGTTTACTTCATCCTCAAAGTTACGCTGTAATTCATCAATTTGAAGGAAATCAAATGCTGCAACCATATTAACATCCAATTTATAGATGAATTTGTTGGTTAATGTGGTCGAAATCCGAATTAATTGTGGTTTTACGGTCTCTTGCCAGAATAATCTCTTTTGAACCTCTGAAGTTGCCCTATTCAGCTCTTCTGTGAACCCTGCAATGGTCTTTGGGACACCAAATATGGATAAAATGATATCTCGAGTCATTTGTCGAGAATTGATGAAATCCATCTCCATTTGTGATAAACCGATAGGTTTCAGGGTCATTCCACCACGTAATACGCCCATTTTGGATGCATTCTTACTTCCTTGGTGTTGTTGCTCCCACAATCGTTTAATTTTTCGTAATTCTGCAACTGTTGAGTTGTCATTCTCGCCTGTTTCCAGAACCATACTCGGAACTGACCCATTCTCAAAGAACTTTTCTTGATATTCACCCGCCTTTACGTCAGCAGAAATCTCAATAGCGACTGCATCGAGAGGTGAAAGTCCTCTAAATTGATTGTAGGGATTTATATTCTTAAAGATTAAGACTTCATCTTTGGTTAATGACACTTCATTATTGAATAACCAGCCAAGAAGTCTGCCAGACTTCTCATCAACAACCTCTTTCATCATTCTTGGGTCTAATACCCAGATTTCAGCAGGTAATTTTGAAGTTCCTATACTTTGACCAACACTTTGAACCAAATACCAGAATGCTTCTCCATAAAGGGTCATGTAAGCAGATGTTGCTGCAATAAAGTCATATCTGGACATATTCTCGTTTGGATTGTTGAATAATTGGTTAATTGGCGCGGTCATTGGTAACTTTTGTGGTTCCCTTGGATTACTTGGTGAAATCATAAAGAATTCCAATGGAGCTTGAGGAGCATTTTGAGAAATTATATTTACACACTTCTGAACCAAATATGATTGCCTTGCAGGTTCTGTGATTCTTGTTCCGCCTGAATTAAGAATGTTCTTCTCTTTCATTCGTAACCATGCAGAACTCCAGTCCTTTTTGTTGTTTCCAACTTCTTTGTAGAAGTTATAGAAGTCTATCATCTTTTTGAACATTGATTAGTCTCCATTAAATAAAAATTAACTCTGACTTGGCAAAGTGTTTACCCCAATGGGTATAAGCTCCATACCTGAAAGAGTCCATTGTATGATCGTTGAATTTGACAGGTTCACCATCAATAGGTTGACCATCCTTTTCTCTATACTTATAACCCTGAATTTCCTGAATAATCTCTGTTGAATCACTATGTATATTAATTTTGTTACGTTTGCAGAAATCCAGTCCATCTTTAACTGATTTGTCAGCTTTCTTCGCAATTAGACCATTCTTATTGATTTCTTCGATTCTTGCTGGTTCAGCGTTATCACAATAAATGATTTTCGTTCTCCAATACCTCTTTGGAATAGCTTCTTTAAGTTTAACAATCAACTCGTCGTTTGTCAGCTTTCGCTCATAGATTAATTGCTTAACAAAAAGATCGTCTTCCTTCTTACTTATAAGAGTCAGGACTGATGGGTCAACATATCCGAAGTCGAGTCCAAAACAGAAGTCCTTCATTTTTTCAAACTCTGGAAAACTGTCAACAACTTCCCAGTTGTTGTATATAGTGTTCTTAAGAACTCCCCATTCACCCCTAGCATAAATCTGATGATAAGTTGGGTCCTGGTCAATGAGACTTTCCAGAGTATCAACATATTCGGCATCAAGGAACCTGTTATCCTTATATGTTGTGTGTAGGATACTAGCTCTTTTTACTTTATTAACAAAAAAGTAGTCATACACCCACAGTAATTTAGAAATTGGATTGAAACTTAATGATATCTGCTTGTATGATGGAGTCTGCCCTCTAATTCTTAAATCAACCTGCATGAAGTCATCCAATGACATCTCGTTGGCTTCTTCGAGCCATGCACCAGTTATGTTATATATTGATTTTAATTTTTCAGGGTCATCAAGTCCACCAACGAGAATTTCAGATCCGTTCTCAAACTTAATTGAAAGTTCAGACTTATTGATCTTTACCAGTTCTCTTAACTTCCATTCATCAATAAGACCTTCGAAAAGCGCCCAGATTGATTTCCTTGCAGCTGGCATTGTCTTCCTTAAACAGATAAACTTGTGAGTAATGCCCGAACGCATACCGACTAGAATCCTGATTAGGAATTTTTGAGCAATGAACACACTCTTTCCAGATCCCGCACCACCGTATGATACAAAATACCTGTGCTTATCAGTAAGATATGGATAATACGGTTCATTAATAACACTATGTAAATTCGATAGATCAATAGATATCTTACCCACAAGGTTTTTCCCCCTTTAGTTAATATCTTCAATAGTCACATCATCAGGTAGACCAATCTGAATGTTTAGATTTAGATTCTTAACAGTAGCATCCATCTCTACTATTTGTTTTGGTTTGCCGAAAGCATATCCCAATAGAAGTTTCATTGCTTCGAGTTGTTCCGAGGTTCTATAGTGTGGTTTCGTATGGCGGGATTTCTTCATATCATAAGTTGCAATCTTAAGGAGTTCTCTAAATACCTGTTCACCTTGCCATCCAATATGTTTTCGGAGATATGTTTCAACTGGAGTCATCGGTTGACGACCCATTGGATTTATTGCTTTCGTTCCTTTGACAAGTCTGCCATTATCTAACTGACGTGTAGATCCATTCTTATCAAGATACATCGGTAAGTTTAATTCTATTGCTTCTTCCTTATCCTTACCAATGAATTCCTTTCTGTTAATATCAATAATATCTGCATGCGGAATGTCTCTATTCTTTTCAGCTAATTCGGGGTTATAAGCTTCTAATGGCATTGATAATCTCCTCCGGATCTTCATCTACTATTACTTCAGGTCCTATAATAATCATATGTTTCAGTTTAGAAAATTTATTTATTTCTTCCTCCTGATAGACAGGTTCTGGATATCTATCATCTCCGAGGTCGTCCCAAAGAAATGGGGATCCACATCTCGGGCACATGATCTGTTTTGGATTAAGAAGATATCCTTCCTTTTGACATTCTATACAATTGAAATAGTAACCAAGCAACTTTCTGGGTCTGTTAACATCTTTAAAATTGTTTAATTCTTCTTGAGTTACTAGTTCCTCAATTACAGGTTCCATATCCATAGGTGTCTCCTTTTCAGTATGTTCTATATTATAGTTGTTATCTATGTTGAATATCACATAAACATAGGATTCTTATCTTATTTTTGAGAACAAATATATAAATTAGTTGAAAAGGAGGAAGTATAATGACTGCACATTTGAAAGGTGGGAAGAAACGAGATAAGATGGTCAGCTTCTTGGTAACCAAACCATTTTACGATCGAATGAAAAAAGTAGTTGAAGATGATGAAGATGATGAAATAAGAAATGTTTCTGATCTGGTTCGAGTCGCAACCAAAAAAGAAATCAAACGCCGCTTGGACGAGTAGTTTGTTTCCTCGTTTTTCATCAAAAATATTTAGAACAAACTTATGAAACTATTTTTTTGGTGTTTCGTTTCACACCCCAGGTTTGGTCGGGTTTAAAAACAGGGGGGACTAAAATATGGAAAGAACACAAGCTGTACAATTGTTACACCTATCGAAACTTTTGGACGATGTGGTCCAAACGATGAGGAACGTCGCACAGGGTTCGTTTGACACCGAACTAGGCGCGGTTTCAGAGGCGGTTTCAGAACTATCGTTCTCTGACAACTGGCCCGAGGTGGTGGCACCAAACGACAAGCTGGTGGAACCGTTGGTTCCAAGCGACCTAGACGAAAACGATGTCGCGGTCGCAATAAACAAACTTTACACACCAGCGGAACCAGAACCGTTGTTTCTGACTTTCAAGCTGGACCGTGGTTGTAAAACCAAGTCCAGGTGGACCTGTGTCTATTGGCCCGAGGAGTTTGAAACTATGGAGACTTTGATAGACCAGACGAAAACTGGAACCAAAGATGTGGTCGTCGATATGTTAGATTTTGTAAAATGTCACGTTGAAACATCGCTGTAAAATAAACTAAACTAAAAACCCGACCAAGCCTGGAATCAAACTATACTATAGAAGGAGAACCGAACTATGATACTGCAAGGAGATTGTTTAGAAGTTTTAAAGAGCATCAAAGATAACACAATTGACAGCTTGGTAACCGACCCACCTTATTCAATTTCATTTATGTCAAAATCATGGGACGAAGCTCTGCCAAGTGTTGATTTATGGAAAGAAGTATATAGAGTAATGAAACCTGGAGCATTTGGTTTTATTATGTGTATTCCAAGACAGGATTGTTTAAGCAGGATGATGATTTCTTTAGAAGATGCTGGTTTTAATATCAACTTTAGTTCATTATATTGGACGTTTGCCACCGGATTTCCCAAGTCATTGAATATGGGTAAGGCTGTTGATAAACGCTTGGGAAAGGAACGTGAGGTTGTTGGCGAGAAACCGAATATATGTGGATATAAAGATGGTTGGGATCACAAACAGGAAGTTAATTCTGATCTTGGAAAGAAATACACTCCAATCTTAAATGATAGAAAACCTGCTGGACAAATAACTGCACCTGCATCTGATGAAGCAAAACGTCTTGAAGGATCATATGGTGGATTTCAACCAAAACCTGCTGTTGAAGTTATTATAGTAGTAATGAAACCCTTGAGCGAAGGATCATATATTAATCAAGCAATGAAAGATGGCAAAGGTGTTGTCTGGTTTGATGATTGTCGGATACCATATGTAGATGAGAATCCTGATGATGGAAGATTTGGAGGTCTTATAGGTTCTACAAGTGAACATTTTGGTCAAATACGACAAGGAGCAAGAAGTAAACCTAATTTCAGTGGTAGGTTCCCTGCTAATCTGTTGGTATCTGATGATGTCCTGGATGATGGACGAAATGATAAAAAAGGCAAAACAAGATATGATAATCGAGTTAGTCCTGAATCAACAGAAAAATCATTATTCGGTTTGGGAAAACAACAGACAGCACCAGTTCATTGTGGCGACTCTGGTGGTTTCTCAAGATTCTATAGTCTTGATGCTTGGGCAGAAAAGAACTTACCCTTTTTAATAGTCCCGAAAGCAAGTAAGAAAGAAAAGAATGCTGGATGTGAAGGACTTGAAGCAAAGAAATATGACAAAGGTGAATTTCATGTAAATAATCAAGTTTGTGTTGATTGTGGAAAAACATACAATGGAACCAATGATCACACTAAATGTTCTGGTGAAAGATATATTGAAAATAAAACAACAAAGAACAATCACCCTACTGTTAAAACAATCAAGTTAATGTCATATCTAATTACAATGGGTAGTAGACCTGGAGATGTAATACTTGATCCGTTTGCTGGTTCAGGAACAA